TGATCGTGAAGATGAAGATTTAGATTGGACAACACCGCTACATCCAGAAAAAGAAGTTGAAGTAGTAGACTACTGGGCATGGGAAGGGGACTCGATTATCCATGCCGTATCCGCACATAACCAATTTGTGATGCGTCCTTCGGTTATGATGTTTTATGATTGCTTACCTTTTACTATATTCCACTGTGCAAAGACTACTTCTAAGCAAGGTGGTAATATGGGGCTTTCTGTAAACTACGCGCTTGTTGATAGTGTAGCTGAGATGGAATGGCTACTTAACAGGCATATGCGTATTGCAGATTTGTATGCAGACCCAACAATGGTTATTCGGCGCGTCAATGATGAGCCAGTAGACATTGAGCCGGGGTCAGGTACAATCGAGATCCTCGAAGGAGAGGATGTGTACTACCTCCAATTCAGGGGTACGCTGCCTGACCTAGATCAACTAACAAACTTCTTTCGTATACAAGTTGACGAAGAAGGGTTTTCCTTACCACAATCAGGATCTAGTGGTATTGATACTATCGCACAACAACAAGCTTCTCTTATTAAAATATTTAAACCTGTTGAAAATGCGCAGATGGCACTAGAGGATGTTAACTCTAAGATAGTAGGTTTGTCACAGCGGTATTCATGGGATGTTCCTATTGAAGTTATGGGTCGAATGGACTCTGAAGATAACGTAGAATCATTTGCGTTTAATATAAAAGGTAAAGATACAAAAGGTATGCGAAATACTAAAGTGCACTTACGAGCAAGGTTCCCACTTGAAGAACTACGTAATGTTGCGGCTGCAGCTACTCTTAAGAATTCAGAACTTATGCCCGCTAAAGTTGTTATGAAGCGACTGCTACACGCTCAAGATCCTGAAACGTGGCGTGATGAGATTCTTGCTACACGAGCTGAAGATAACCCAATGGTTATGCAACAGCTTATTGATACACAATTACAAACTATTGCACAACGCTCAACCATACAACAAATGGTACAAGAAGAACTCTCAGCACTTGCTGAACAAGGTGAGGGACCACCAGCGGCTCCAATGACTCCAGATGAAGTTGCTATGCGAGGCCAGATGAGCCAACAGGGTACACCACAGTCACCGGCCCCAATGGGTCCTCCACCAGACCAAATGCAAATGGAAGGATTGTTAGCACAGCTAGGTGCTGATCAGGGTATGGCAGACAACGCCACACCACTACCAGTACCTGAAGAAAATCCTTTAGCAAATCTACCACCGGGGATGGGTGTTTAATGGTTAAAGAATCTTATCCAGAAAAACTAGATAATTATATATTTGATGCGGTTTTAAAGGTACGTGGACATATTCTAGAGACGTACCCTGAAGATGCATTAATTAACTCAATGGTAAGACAATCATTTATTACAATGCAGCCAATGGAACAAGTACAGATAGTAGACAAGCTTGGCCCTGATTGGATGGTCAAAATTGCCGCTGAAGTAGAGAAGAAGCTTGGTGAGATTGACAAGCAAGGAGTTAATTAATGCCCATATTTAGTACAGACCCTAACCATTCAAATTATGACAGTAGACTTGACCCCAACAGTCCAGAGTACTCTCCTGAATATGAAGCAGTCATATTAGCAGATCCTAATAATACAATACAAGGTCCGACAGGTACATCAGGTGGGGGTAAGCCTCCAACTCAGACTCCTTATATGCTTAGTAATGGCATTACGATGAAGCAAGTAATGGAGGTTATGAAAAGATGGCAAGATCCAACTGCTGATCAGGAGAAGTTAAATCAGTTTCTAGCTTGGTATTCATGGTATAAGAAACGCTACGCATTTTTATTTGACGCATCCGAAACAGTAAGAGACCACAGAAATGATACAGATAGTACAGTTTCTAAGGAGACTATAGCTCGTTGGACTGCATTAGTATCTGCAGCTGCAAAAGTAGATACTCCTGCACCAGAGGGAACTCAATTAGAAGGTGACGCATTTATTGTTGCGCCAGAACCCTACACGATTAGAATAGAAATAATGAAACAAGAAGGTGACGGGATGATGTCACCAGATACTGCCGAAATAGTACTCGATGAAGAATCATGGAATATACTAAAAAATTCTACACTTATTAAAGATTATCTTGGTAAAGTTACTGAAAGTGCCGATGGCAACGTAAAGACAATTGATATACATGCTGGAGGTTGGTGGGACTTAAAAGATGCCTTACTAAATCCTGACCTACTTGGAGTAGGTGAAGGAGATGTTCCAGCACTTGCTAGGATATACAGTAGATTAAATGGAGTAGTTGAACAGGCAAATCCATATAATCCAAGAGAAGATCAAATGCCAGCCCTTCCTGCAGAACTAATAAAGACAGGAATTGCATGGTCTTACGACCCAATAACTAAACGACCAGAGTTAATTGATACACTGCCATGGGTAGGCCCATCTCCAGCGTCACTACGATGGATTCCAAAAGATCCTAATAATCCTACTGGACGTGGCGCTTGGGAAATTGATCAAGCAGCAGAAGCACAAGTAGGTAAGAGTATGCTAGAAGGCGTTCCCACCTCTGTTCGACCGTGGCTAAATGCGGTGTTAAACTCAGGTGGAGATATGAGTGTCATCGAAGCAGCTATTCCAGCTGAACTTCGTAATCTATCTGGAGATGAGTTGGCCGCACTATCCCCAGATCAACAGGCTATTATAAAAAGAAAAGATGTTGTGAAGCATTGGGTAGGATTTTTATTGGGACAGACTCGACTTGCAAGTGATCCTAAATATGCTATGCAACCAGTAGAAATCCCTATGGGTATGGGTGAACCACCAATTACTATTGCTGGTTTTGATGTTAAGTTTCCTAATTTTATAAATTCAACAGGAAGAGAAAGTGATTTTGGTTTAGGAACAAGAGCCGCTGCTGCACTTGGTGCCGATAGTTTATTAAAAACTGCGGGGAGTTGGTATGACCAGTGGAATAAGATGGACCAGTATGAACAAATAGGTTCTGAGGGTCGTCAAGGTAATTTCCCACCACTTTACTTTAGTGATAGAGGAGACACTGCTGGAAAGCCTACAGTAGATGGTGTCCCTGTTATGGATGTAAAAGGTGTACTAGATGATATTAGATCTAGTTTGATACCATCAAATGCAAAACCAATGCCGGGAACTACTGAAGCCGATAATAAAGAGGCGGGTGGTCGTGGTGTAGCTGGAAATATGTGGCAGTATAATACTACTGGTCAAGGTAAATTTAATTCCTCAGCCTTTTTAGAAAGAGAATATGATGCAGAGGGTAATGTTATTGGTCATTGGGATGTATCTCCAGATAACTTAGCTGTTTGGGTAAATACAGATGCTGAAGGTAATATTTTATCTAGAAATCCTGGTACATCGGATAGAGCCGCACGACTACGTTGGGTGGAGCTATACGGTACTGAAGCTGAGAAAGAACGATGGGCTGCAAATTATCCAACAGAGGAACAAGAAGAATACAACTTTATTCTTAGTCAACTAAATAGTGTTGAAAGGTCTTCTCTTGCAGAAATAGCTCGACTAGAAGAACTTGGTGAAGACGTTCCTGACTGGATGCGAGTAATCGCTGCTGGTGACTGGGAAAATGAGATGTTGAGAGATCCTGCACTTAAAGAATTCGTTGGAACTGTTACAAATCTTATAGATCAAGCAGCTGCTTATGATAAGGATATCACAGATAAAAAAGATGCAGATGAAGCTGCAGCAGCGAAGACTGAAGCAGATAGATTAAAAGCGGCGGCTGCAATCGAAGCAGACGATAAAGAGAAGAAGAGACTTGAGGACTTGGCAACAGCAAAAGATAAAGAAGCGAAGAAATTACAGACTTCGGCGGATGCTACGGCTGCAAAATTAGAAGCAGATCGGATAGAAGCAGAAAGAATTGCTGGCCTTACTACTACAGATTCTACTCCTGCTCCTGCTCCTGCTCCTACAGAAACCCCAACAGAAAAAGCTGTGCGATTAGCTGCTGAAGCGGCACAACGAGATGCACAAGAAAAGGAAGCTTTTGAAGCATATGAAGCAGCAACTGCACCTGTAACTGCAACTAAAAAAGTTGTAGATACAACAGCATATGGACAAGAAGGTGTGGAGGTCAACGAAGTAGGAGATAGTGCCGCAGATATAGCAGCAAAACAAGTCACAGCTAGAGCAACAGCTGATACCGTTTCAGATGCGAACGCAGAACGACAGTGGCAAGATTACTTAGCAAGTACAGGACAGATTGGTGTTACAGGTACCGAAGCTGCGGAAGCTTATAAAGGGTATGTTGCACCAAAGGATAGTGTATTTAATATACCTGAAAAACCACATTTTGGAAAAGTAATTAAGAATACGGGAGCTAAGGGAACATACACTGGACTAACGGCAAAGGATGCCGCACAAGATGCCGCAGACAAAGCCGCATTTGCATCATACGAAGGTGCTACTGCAGGATCAACAGGTGATGCCGCAACTACAGTAAAGGGTTCGGAGATTACGAAAAAAGGTAAAGACTGGCTTAAAAAGTATGGCAATAAATAAGGGAATAGGCAAGCTCTAATGTCAATTGAAGAAATAGACAATTGGTTAGGTGAACTAGGTTCTGGTAACTCTACTCCAGAACAATCTAGAAAAATGATGGAACGAATACGTACTACTAGTCCAACTAGCAGTACAACCGAACTTGGTGCAGAAAGTGAATTAGCTGAGGCTAACCTACTTACAGAGAGTGTTAAACCAGACCTCGTAGAAACTACAAACAACTTAACCACAGAAACACTTATTCCAAGTCATGAACTTCCTGAAGACGGAACTTCACTTAAGTATGATAAGTATGGTGTTGATGAGATTGTCGAAGACGAAGTAGATAAGGCACTTGAACAAGTTGACTCTAACTTTAACTACTACACAAAAGAATCTAATTTTGAGGTAGGTGAGAATCTTACGGGTATTATCACAGGTACTAAAGAAGCATATACTGATGGTATTGCTCGAAGAAAATGGGCAAATGAAACTAAAAACCGTACAGGAAAAGATATTGCACAAGAACTTGCTAAAAATGCATATGAGTTTCTAGAAGAAGATATAAAAAGTCAGTTCTTAGGTATGGTTACAACTGAGATAGAGCGTATAGATCATCCAGAAGCAAACTATTTTATTAGAAGTCGATTGGGTAGTGAAGAGGGTGAGTCAGAAATATTCTCTGCCATGCTTGATTACACGATTAATGATCCTAAAGCTGGTAAAGATATGCAGCAATTCTTCCGACAGTATAAACTGTTAAAAGATAAAGCTGCAGTCACAACAACAAATGACCCTATTCAGATTCCAAAAGATCTATCAAACCTAGAGCCTAGATTTGCTAAGGTGCTTGACGATCAGCTAAATAATGATGGTACTGTAGAGGCCTTACGTTCGGCTTTTTCTAGATATATTACAGAAGAGAATATAAATCTGTCAAAGACACCTTTCTACCGTGTTGAAACACTTAACCTCATTGCGGGTGCATTCAGTAAGTTTGGTAACGAATCAGTAATAGAAGAAAATGACTTACTTGAAGCTCGTACACATGTCTTAAGTTCTTTACAAAACTTTGGTTCTAAAGAAGAGAACTTTTTCTTACTTTCTGTAGAACCAACTGACCTAGTAGCGATGAAGCGTATAGGTTCCCTCAGAGGAATAGATACAGATACATTCTTACGTGCACTTATGGTAACTCCTTCTGACCTTAACCCAAATGATATAAACGTAGGTATGAGTGGTATAGGTACTAAAGTAGAAGATATGTGGACACATTTAGGACTAACAACTTCACAACAGAATAATCTTAGAGCAGCTATTCTACAAGGAGCTAAAACAGGATTATCTGGTCCATTAGCAAAAGCTGCACAAGCTGCAGATGAAAAAGCAGAAGATGAACAGAATCTTCTTAAGTGGATAAGTGGAGTGCGTGATGAACGTATACGAGCTGGTGATGACTGGCCTCCAAATGAAGCGTTACCTCTTAATGGTGCGCCAATTACCGATAATATTTCTAATGAGTTTTTATTAAGTCAAGGATTGCAAACAGTAGATAGGCGTAGCTGGTACTCAAAAGGACTGAGTAAGGCGTTTGGACTTGGTGGCGATGCTATGGGTGGACTTATTGCTGCAGATGAATATGTCGTAGATGGCATTGCAGAAAAAGTACTATTAGATCCAAATGCATCTGCTGACTGGTCGTTAGAAGATGACCCCTATAAACAAGGACAAAGAGAGCAACTTGGTTTATTTTCCGGTCTCGCTGGTCTTATTACTGGTTATGAGATGAAGACAGCGGAAGAGTGGAACGAGTGGGCTGAACTAAATAAGGGTAATAAAGCAGCTCAAGGTTGGGCAAATCTTATGGGTGGTCTAACACTTGGTGAGCAGAAAACAATGGCTGCTGTTTGGCTTGGAATAGGGGGAACATACGAAGTCACCCGAAATTTAGCAGGTAGGGCAAACATAAAAGGTTCGACTGGTGGAGAAGCAATTGGGCCTAGTTGGGAACAAATTGAGTTTTCTGTTGAGGCAGTTCAAAGTAGAAACCCGGCATATAACTCATTTATAGAGGAGTTTCCTGAGCTAAAGAATGTTAGTCCACTAACAGCATACTCTACTATTCGTAACAGTAAGCGACGTGAAGATTCTAGAGAAGGTGGTTCTATTAGAAAAAACCTTACAAGAATTTACCTAGGTCTTGAGCAAGATGAGAAGGATGAACTAGAAGATGCTATTGGTGGTCTCTTATCTTATGAAGCAGATGAGAATGGTCGATGGTACCTTGGTGCTGCCGATGAGTTTATTAAGATTTATGACTTAAAAGATGATAATGGTAACAGGATTTATACTGTTAACGAGGCACTTTCTGAGTCAATGGGAATGGGTGAACGTATGAGAGCTGGTTTCTCTTACGGCACATTTAATTTATTTGATGTATTTGGTGGTGCAGTCGCGAGTGTTGCCCAGATAGGTGTTACGAGTGCTGTGAAAAGTGCTCGTCTTGCAAGAGTTAGTGGTGCTAATAATGATGTTATTCGTGCTATTCAAGAAGTGACACAAGCTTCTGGTACACTTAATATATCAAATCCAAAACAAGCTCAAACAATGATAGATGCGTTACGTCAAAAAGCACATGCTATGAACAATCTACAAGCAGACGCAATAGATGAGTTAGGGTTCATACCCACACCACAAGCATCTTTGCATGATCTAAATAAAAACGTGATACCTAAAATTGACCAAACAATTATTGTAGATCCTAAAGCGCCTAAAAGACTTACTAAAAGAGAACAACAAAGACAAGCTGACATAGGTGAATTAACTGAAGTTTCTGAGAGTTTCCCTGGTCGAGTATTACAAAATGTGCGAGGAAAACTTACTGTTGATGCTGGTTCCCTCCCAACCAAGGTTTCGGAGTTTGGTGATGAAGCAGCAAACCTAACAAAATTAGCTGATGAGATAGAACTCGGTTTAGGAAAAGTACAAACTATCCCTTTAACAGGTTATGAAGATATTGGTCAAGCCGTATTACGTGCTGATCAGTACATAGACACTTCTGGTAGTATTAAAGACTTCTTTAAGATTAATAAAGCGTTAGGTAGATCTGAAAAACTTGCTTCATTTAATATTGATGAGTTTCGTTCAACAGCTAAATTTGGTAGACATGATTTACAAAACGTCATACAAGAACCAAGTACAGGTGTACTAGGGGGTGCATTTAATAGCACACGTTGGCTACGAAATAAAGCGTTTAGTGCAACATCTGAGGGTTCTACACGAGACCGAATGGTGTCAAATATCTACAGTACAATGAATGAGTTCAGCTCTATGATTGGGGCTTGGGCACCTCGATTTCAAGAAACCTTATCAGGTGCACATGCTGGTATAGTTGAGGATTTACTTTTAGATATAAAAAGAATTGGAAAGGCTGACGATCCGATGGCTTATCTAATGTTTTTACAGAGTAAAAAGATAAGTAATCAATTACATAATGAGACAGCTAAATCATTAGATATCCTTAAAGATATTAATTTAGATAATGTTCCCTCTCTTAAACATGGACTAGAGCCATCAGATATAGACCCTGACGGACTTACACCAGCTGAGTGGTGGGCGAGACTTAATGAAGAAGTAAAGGTTGAGACACAAAAGGTAATGCTCAAGCGGTATGGTTTAGATGAAAATGCAGGTGAGGCACTTGCACTACAAAACGCTATCAATAGTTGGACATCTAAATTATTCCTAGAACGACCTGCATTTGCTGTAAGAAACTACGTCACGAATAAGACCCTAATGCTTATGGATGGTATGAATGTTGGAGATATATTTAGAGCAAGAGATAAACAGTGGCAAAGTGTTTGGGGAGATGTAGACCTTGCTGTTAAAGGACATACAAGAACATCACTTGATATAGATGTAGCGGCACTAGCTCCAGTAAGAGGTAAAGCAAAAGCATGGAGAATTGCTGTAGGTGGCGCAGACGAAGCTGTACAAAAAAAACAAGGTTGGAAAAAATTCCTTACTAGAGCTAAGGGTGGTGGTATTCCCGGTATAGGGGGTGGTCTACCTTTTGTATATGCACGACAGCTTTCTGGATATGCTGAATCTGTAGACCGTATGCGAATTATTGATTCTGCTTCTTATAGATGGTATAGATTATTATCCTCTGAAGCGCAGATTGAGAATCTAGTTAGACAGATTAGTGATCCTGAAGTAATAAACATTTTAAAAGAAGGTGATGGTACCTTATGGAAAACAATGGTAGAGGCCATACAATCACCGGGAACTTTAAATTTAGATGACGTTATAAATATTGTAGAAGGTGTTACTGATACAGGAGATGCGTTCTTAGAGATGAGGCAGAGCGCACGTACATATATACGTTCATTAGGCTTCCATGCTAATGCATTAGAAGATGCAAAAGCAGATGATTTAATAAATAGGATACTTGATGGTATTGAGTATCATACACCAGATCATAGAGCATATGATGCAGATGGAACTCAACCTCTTAAACAAGTCGGTGAAAATTTTAAAGCAGCAGAAAATGTTAAAAAGGCTCTAAAAGAGGAGTACGATAAAATTTATCGTGAACTTCGAGAAGCTGCAATGGAAGCAGGTATTGATGTAAAATATAATACCAATCCTACTGTAGTAGAGAGAGCACGTAAAGCTGCTGGAGAAGATCGCTCTTTGATTGGTGGTCAGTGGCAAAACAAAGATGATTTACTAAATAATATACTTACTCTTTTTGGGGGAACTCAAGAGGAAGAAGGATTATTCGATGCAATAAAAGGATATATGCACCATGGGACTGGTCCTGTTAGTGAAGAAACAGTTAAAGCCGCTCATGACGCTACGCAAGAGGTTATTCTTGAACTCATTAAGCCTCTTCGAGCTATGGAAGAGCAGAAGAATTACCTTCTTACAATTATGACAGACAAAGAGACTTATAAAACAGAACGCTTTGATTTTGTACAAAAGTTAAGAGAGTTAGGTAAAGTCGATGAAGAAGAAATGCTTAATTTTGTTCCTCCGACACAAAAAGCAAGTATGTTTGAGCAGATACAAAATGGCGATGAGATGCTTGGGTTTAAAGCTATAGAAGATTTAATTAATGAAGCACGTCAACCTCTAGAAGGAGAGCAATTTCTTGATAATCTAAATCCTACTTTGCAGCAGCAAGAAATAAACGATGCATCGCGTAGTGCACAAACCCTTCTTGGAGAATTCCGAGCCGATAGCGTAAGTCAGGGATCAAGAGTCAACGTTGGTACAATACCCACTAAGCAATTAAAAGAAAGACTCGATATACGTCTTAAGGAGATGAGAAGTAAGACAGGTACTTGGTCTACAGATCCTGAAATAAGAAGGAAGATTCTTGATGAAACACTTATGGATATTCTATTTAATGGGTCTGATATAAAATTACTAGACGCACAATTTCTCCGTAATAAATACTTCACTAAAGATGCTAAAATGTCCTTTAGCAATGCGGATGTAACCATGGCTATACAAAAACGTATTGATGACGGTACGTTTATGCGGGCAAAAAGACCTGCAAAAAAGAGTAAGTTTGTACAAATAGAACCACGGCCAACGAGACCTCCACTTAGTGAGAAGCAATTAATTGCAAAAGCAAATGAGCTTGGGGAGCAATTAGATATACTAGCAGATGCCGTAACATTAAGAATGTTCTCTAAAAAAGGTCCTAGAGAACAAATTGATGAGCTTGCAAAGATCTTAAATGAAGATTCTAACTTAGTTATTGAAGACGTTCGTAAATTAACAGCTACG